TCAAACGATAGAAACGAATTGCGCGTTGATTTTTTCGGCTGCGCTTAAGCCGTCCTTGTGGTCTAGATGCGTGTATACTTGGGCCGTCATCTGGATACTGCTGTGGCCCAGAAGGTACTGTGCCGTCCTTAAGTCCACACCGGCATAATAAAGGTTTGTGGCGTAGGTATGCCGGAGCATATGTGGGTGGAGCGGGAAATTGATATTTTCAACCGCTTTATTCCACATGCGGGTCACGGCGGTTCGCGTCATGGGGCCGCCGTCTGCTTTGGTTATGACATATAGCCCGGTCTTGGGCGTCCCACGAAGGATTTGGGCGAGCGGGTCGGGAATCGGGATTGTCCTATGTGCGGCCTTGGTTTTGAGCTCCTGAGACGGGTCCGGCTGGTTGCCCACAAAAGCAAGGGCCCTGTTTACTGTCAAGCTGCCGTTGCGTATATCTCCCCACTGAAGCCCTAGTGCCTCTTCGCGGCGCAATCCGCAGTACAGACAGAGCCCCACAAATGCCCTTGCTTTTGTATCTGTGACTGCCTCTATGAGCTCCTTGACCTGGTCGGCGGTAAGATGCTTAACCTTGCCTGGAGCGGCGTGTGGCGTGATTTTAATGCCGTCTGTGGGGTCTGTAACGGTCAGGCCGTTTTGCTTGGCCGTCTGGAACATTTGACGCATGGTAATGAGGACCTTGTGTTGTAGACTCTCGGACTTGTCCGCCACTGCCGACATGACCTCCCGCACATGGACCGGACGAACAGACCGGAGAGGCAGCTCGCCAAGTATATGCAGTATGTGGACGTTGTAAGCGTCCTTGTACATTCTCAGCGTGTTTGGCCGCAGATCGGCCTTGTACTTATCAATCCAAACCTTTGCCCATTCGCCCACCAAAGTACTGTCGCCCACCTTTATTCCCTGCCGGTCTTCGGCGCGCAAGGTATCGGCGGCGGCGTTTAGCTCGGCCAATGTCCGGCCATATACGATTTTCTGCTTTCCGTCAGACAGAGTGATTTTCCGCTGGTACCGGCCGTCCTTTCGCTTCTTGGGCATTAAGTGTATCCCTCCAATTTATATTGTGGACAAGTATCGCATGTTATGGTATACTCAAAGCCGTAAGGTGCTATCGCAAACGGTAGGCGGTTAGCCTCTCCCATCATCCCGGGAGGGGAATCCTTCTTTTTCCCTCCCAGAGGGGAGGGATGCTTATGTACATAACACTCGCGGAGCTGTTACAGTATACGCTTGTGGTATTAAGCATTATCGGCCTCGTTTTGACGGCCATAAAAAAGAAGTAACCGCCACGCCTCGCAAGCTGCGGTTACTTCTGATCGCAATGAGGGGCTAACCGTCTAACCGGTAGCACCTTACACCCATATTATAACCGCATATATTGTTGATGTCAAGCCGTCTGCCCTGTTTGGGTGGGCGGCTTTTTTGCGTGTCTTTGTGCATATGACGTATTTATATAATTGTATCTGTAATTTACTGTTGCAAATTTAGAACATTTGTTCTATAATATTTTTCGAATTACAGTCACATTATGTCGAACTTATTTTTGCGACTAAAACCGCATGAATTTAACATTATTTAACTTTATGGTTTATCGTAGAGTGAATAATACTCACAAGAAAAAAGACGATTTCGGACGAATAACCATTGATGGCAGACTTGCGGCGTCTGCCGTTGGATAAATAAGGAGGGGTCGTTTATGTGTCGTGCTGTGTCAACACCGATTTCTATCCACACTCCCCTCGCGGGGAGCGACGAGGGGGGCGCCGGTGTGAGCAATAAGGGAAAAGATAAAGTAATAACGGATTGCTCACAGAGAGAGGAACAAGTAATTCCGGAGTGTTACATAAATCTGGCTAAAAAACTAGCAGAACACGGGTGTAGCGGAAATGCAAAGAAGTTTGCCTCGCTCATCATATCAATCATCAAAGAGTAAGATTTCAAGTATACGAATTGCTTTTTCAATTCTTTTCTGATCGATATTGTGTTCTACTGCAAATTTATTGACCGTTTCATAAATTTCGGTAGCATCCTTTAAAATCGCCTCCTCAGATACATCTGTATCTGTGGGGGCTTTTTCGATTTTCTCCGATCCGTCGTCCAAATCATCCAATGTATACCCCATACAATGAACCACGGCTTTTATCGTTCCCAGTTGTGGGTCCTTGGTTTGTCCAGCAAATATTTTGTTAAGAGTGCCTTTCGGGACTTTAGATTTTTCCGATATTTCATCTGTAGTCATACCCGATTTTTTCTTCATTTGA